TGTTGAATCGCCGTTGAATTGTTGACGACATAGGTCGCGGCCGCGCCGGTACCGGTCGGAAATTCCTCGGTGATAAAAGACAGTGTCCCGTCATCATTCTCCTGGATTTCAAGAATCGCCGCCCACTGATCGGAGAGATACATATCCGGTTCGGTCAGCGCGACAACGTCGGCGGGATCGAGAAAGCTGAATCTGATGTCCGCGGTGTGGCTGAATTTATTTTGAATATGCTGGCGCTGAAGAAGAAGCTGGACCGAGGTATTTCCGGCCACAACGTCGGAAAACAGATGCGCGGCCTGCACTCCCTGCGAGCGGCGGCCGAATTTGTTCATCAACGCCGAGTCTGGGACCTCGCAGATCGAGGCGGAATATTGGTTGTTCCGATCAAGAACCTCGATTTGGATATCATTATATTGATCGGCGGGACGAAGATGCGTCAGGAGAACAGGATCGTCCGTCACCGAAGACGAGGCCGATCCCTGGTTCGGGAGAAAATCATCCTCCGTAAAGCTGACAACCGGAGCGCTCGGGGCCGTATAGGTGTAACCGTTTCCGGTGATATTGACGGTACCGTTGGGGACGACCGTCAAAACGCCCGATGAGAAGACCAGCCGCGAATTGGTAAAGGTCGCGATATCGGTCAGCATGGATGCGAGAGCGGTTTGACTGGTGTAGCCCGGGCTGATCCACAGCCCCTGTGACAGGGTGTAGGCCTGATAGGCCGGAAGTGCGGGAGTCCGGGTCGCATAGTTGATCGTGACCGTGCCGCCGCCGGAATTGAACGTATAGAGCCCGGCACCGTTCTGACTGTATTGACCAGGCCCCGGCGCGCCGGGAACGCATGTCAGCGGGACGCCGAGGAACGTGACATCCAAATTCCACGCATAGATCGACGATTCGTTGACCGTGACTTGATAGGGAGCGGCCGGAGGTATTGTGTGGACCTCAGACGCTACCGCGAGTGTGCCGAAGCGGTTTGATGGGAAACCACCGCCCCAATGCGGATTCGTCAAAAGACCCGCGATCACTTGCGACGGGTCGGCATCCATGCCATTTGGGGCGGTTCCGTAAAGGAAGCCCTGAATTTCCATGCCCCAGTTCGGCAGAGATGCGGACTGACCGAGATTGTAGGCCTCGGAATAGGTGTAGGCGATCCCGCTATAGGGGACAGCCTGGTTGGCATAGGTTGCCGCGAGGTAGCTCCATGGCGCCTGACCATAATTGCCGAGCGCCAGACCCATTCCCTGCGCGGCCAGCGTGGACGAAGAGTCGTTCCCGGAAATCCAGATATTATTGATGCCGGTGATCGGGCCTTCGCACAGGCCGCAAATGATGTCTGAGGTGTAGGTGTAATTTGAGACGGTCGCACCGCCGCCTTTGCCGCCGGAACTCGACTGATGGGCGATGGACTGAAAGTTCTGATCCCATAGCAGGTTCGGAGCCGCCCGGGTGCAACCGAAGTACAGCGGGATCGGCAGGCCGTAGGCGGACGTGTTGAGTGCGAGGCTGGTATAGGATGGGGGTGTATTTTTTTGGCCGCCGCCAAAAATTCCCGACATCACATCCACCTTTTCAGACGGAAGATTTTCAGTGGGCGTGGATTGCCGCAGCCCTCAACCGGCTCGCCGACATAAGAGAGATATCGCGCCTCGGTTACATTCTCCTGGCCGACCACATGGCCGATATAGGCATGGAGGATCAGTGGCCAGGCGATGACGATCGCGCCATGGCTGTAGCAGCGGCCGAATTTCCACAGCGCTATGTCGGCCGGCTCCGGAGGCCCCTCGACTTCGGCGCAATATTCGAGCAGGCCGCCAAGATAAAGCTCCTGGCTCCGGTGCATGTGCCAATCGGGGGGGTAATGCGGAATGTCGACAGGCGGAATCATCCCGGCATTCTCGAAAACACAGGCCAGCAATGTCAGGCAGTCGACACCGGCGCCCTTGACCCGCCCGGCATGATGGTAGGGCGTCCCGACCCAGGAGGCCGCCTCGCTTATGATTGCCTGACGTTCGGATTGAATCGTCATTTAAGAGGCCGTGCTTGGCAGTGGCACATAAGGGAATCCGCGATAGTTCGCGAGGTTTGCAAACTTCGAGCACCCGTTCATGACGCCGGTTGATGTGCAGACATAGGGATGGGAGATGTATGACGCTCCATTGCTCGATGACGCGGTGAAATTGTTGGAAACGTAGAGATTGCCGGTTGTCGAATAGCCGCCGATCGTGCCCGAACCCGGCTCCCAGCTGGTCACCGTGGTGCCGGCCGGCACGCCATAGCCGGTGATCGTCGCGCCGATCTGCACGGCGCCCCCGTTGCTGCCATTGACCAGGACCAGATTGTTCTGCCCCGCCGTCATAATGCCCTGCACGCTGATCGGCAGGTCGCAGTTCTTGTTGCAGCCGGCGAAGATCGTGAAAGTGTCGCCGGCGGCAGGCGCCGCGATCGAAAAGCCCATCAGGGAAATGGTCGAGGGGCTGCCGTATGTGCATTGCTTGACCGTGAAGCTCTGGCCATTCAGCACGCCGCTGGTAAAGGTGATGGTGCCGAGATCAAAATAGCCGGCCTGGTGGGTTCCCGCGATCGCGCCCAGGACCATGGCCACCGAAGAGCCGGCGGCGACGGTCCCGGCGGCGCTGAAGCTGGCAATATCCACGCCGCAGCTGGCATCCCCGAGATTATTGACGCAGCCCGGCTGGTAGAGGTTGCGTGGCATCTGAACGTCGAGAAGCTCAAGATGGCTGTTGATGTTGAACGTCGCCACGCTGCGGCCAGCGTCGATCTGTGCTACCCGCCCGACGAAATAGCGCACAAAGCCGCGGCTGGTATCGCCGTAGGTCGGCATGAACACCTTGTCGAGAGTGAACTCGGCGCCGTCGAAAACGCCGTTGCGGATGGCCGTCAGGAACGGAACGCCGAGGATGGTGGCCGATCCCGGAATGACATCGATAACCAGGCTGTCAACGTCAACGCCGACTTTCCAGTGGCATTTGGCCTTGTTGTCTGTGCGGTCCCAATAAGGCCCGGTTTGACCGCCGGCCGAGAACGTAATGCCGTTCGCGACAATATCCGCGTCGCCCCCGCAATAATAAAGCGAGACCCCCGATTGCAGGGTGAGCGTGAACAGGTCGGCGGCGAAAAACTGGCGGGTGGCCAGCAATGCGAGCAGTTCCGGGCTGATGGGTTTCACAAAACACCCCCGTTATGAAGGGTCGTGCCGTCCCGCCTGACGACGGAAATGATATGGGCCTTCGGCACATCGATCTCGCCCATCCAGCTCAGAATGATTTCGCTTGCCGGGCGGGGACCGAATGTCAGGGGGGCGTCCGGCAGCAGGCTCTGTATTTGAGCACAGGCCTCGCTTTGGTTTGGGGCGGCAACTCTCGCACTCTGGAGAGTGTGGGTCTGGCTGGTGAAAATGAATGACCAGAGCTTCATGCTATTTCACCGACATGAAGGTGAGTTTTTTTACGGCGTAGACGCCCTGCGTGAATCGCTCAAACTGGCACTGATCCTCGACAAATCGGCAGGGATAGCTGTAGGTAAGGTCGGCGGTGATAACGACGCCGGCGGGAACCGACGGTGAAAACCAGATTTGACCTGGCGTTGACGACCAGCCGATCGGCAGCACGCCGCCTCCGGGATATTGGAGGCCGTCATAACCCATCCATGCCCACTCATAATTGGTGCCGCCGTAATTTGTTCCACCCGTCGAAATCGCGGTGCCATTGAAATAGATGTCGACGGCCGTTACGGCCAGCAGCGGCTCGACAAAACCACCGAAACTCTTTACCAGCTGAAAGAAGCGGGGCGTGCCGTCTCCAATCCCGATCCCCTGTCCGTTGACCTGATAATCATCCGGATCCTGATACAGGAATGTATCAAAACCGCCATTCCGGGCATTATAGAACCCCATCAGCTCCTGGAATTCCAGCCAGGTCGCGCCGAGGAAAAAGCCTTGGCGGAGCAGGTTGACTTTGAGTTCCCAGGTATAGCGCGGGTATTTCCAGTCGGCGATCGCGGTTTCCTTTCCGCTGATCGCGACCGGTTTCCGCGTCTTGAACTCGGATGTCCGGGTGATGGAAATGTCCTGGCCTGCCAGCGTCGGGAAGGGTTGTGTCATCCGACAGCCCTCCGCAGACCGCTGATCAGGTCGGCATTCAGGTTCCGAAGTTCGTTCGAGATAGACAGCGCGACGGCCCGTCCATTTTGCAGCAATTGAGCGGCGGTCATGTTGCCCCCGCCGGAAATGCTGACATTGATGGTGTGATTACCGCCGGAAATGGATGAAACTGACGACGATGAACCGCTGAATGACCCGCTCTGGATGGCGGTCCGCAGCGGCGACGCGATCGAGGCCGGGAGCACCATTTCGCGCTTGTGCAAATAGAATGGCGCGTTGTCATAGGGCACGTTGCCCATGCCTCCTTCCGCCGAAAAGGCCGCGACGGCGGCGAAAGCCGCGGCGGCGGCCGGTGGCGCGAGCATCCACCCGACGTAGGGGATCTGAGCGACATCGTCATAGACGGCGGCGGCGGCCGATCCGGCATGTTTCAGAATGCCGGTGCTCTCGGCGGCCGACTGGGCAGTTTGACCGGCGGTGACGGCGGCGGCCTGTGTAGCGGCTCCCGTGGTAACCGCGGCGGTCTGCGCCGCCGTTGCCCCCGTGACGGCGGCGGTTTCCTCAGTCTTGCCAAAAATGAAGGACATGGCCGACTTGCTGCTGTCGGCCTGTACGGCTGTCGCCATTTTGTTCCAGGCGAGCGCATGGAACACCTCGAAAGCCGCTTCCTGGGCAATCATTTTCAGGATATCGGCCGCGAACGCGGTGGCCATGTTCATTCCGGCCCTGGCCATCGCCTGCTGAATGGACTGGGTCCCCATCATCACGCCGGAGACCATCTGATCGAAAGCGCGGCCCATGGGCTGGAAGAGCTTGTCGAACTGCCCGTCGTCTTTATCCGCCGACTTTTTCAGCCCCTCGGCGATCTGGGCGTCCAGCTTGCTCAGTTCCTGGCCGGTCCTGGCAACCAACACCTGAATTTGACCATAAAGCTTTTCATAGGCCGCGCCGCCTTCCTGCTCGGCGGCGATCGCATTTTGCAGGCGCTCCATTTCCTGTTGCGCCATCTGCTGGGTAAGATCCTGTTCGATCTGCAACCGTCTCGCGGCCGACATCTGACCGGCGGCAACCTTGGCGTCCAGTTGGTCTTTGTAGGATTGCAGGTCAATCCGGCTGACCTCGTTTTCAGAATCGAGGCGGATCCGCGATATTTCTTCCTGCTGTTGGGCAAATTCTCGCTGGGCCGACTGCTTTTCCTTGAGGGCAGCCTTGTATTCCGCCGATTCCTTGCCATAGGTAGCGGTTACAAACTGCAGCTCTTTCTCGGCTGCGGCGATCCGCTCCTGACTCCCGGCCCTGGCGAGGATAAGCCCCTCCTGGAGGGCCTGCATCTTGACCCGCTGACCTTCCTTGACCAGGTTGCCTTCCGCCATCATCAAATCATGCGCGACCTGCTGACGATCTTCATAGGTCAGCTTGGTGCTCGCCAGCAGCTCCTTGTCGGACGAAATCTGCGCGGATAGCTCCTGGGAGCGGCTGAGATTGCTTTTAGCGGTTTTTTCAGCAAGGGCGGCGGCTGCGAGCTGGACAGATTCATGACTGGCCGCGTCTTGCGCGGTATGCATCGCGGATTGTTGCTGGCGCTGGAGGGCCAGCAATGTATCGCCGCCGAGCTTGTATTTGGCGACGGCATCGGCCCACATCTGCGCGATCGTTGCATCCAGATCGGACTTGGCGCCATGCCAGGACGCGGTCAGTTTGTCGACATTCTGTTGGGTGTCCGCCGCGATTTTGGACTGGGCGTCGATAGCCTTCAGATCGTCCTGGCTGGGACCTTCGCCAGTCTGGGGGTGAACCGCGACAGACCCTTGGCCACGCCCCTTGGCCTGACGGATCTCACCGCCAGCCATGAAGCGCTGGAACGCATCCGATTGCTGAGACGCCTTGGTGTAGGCGTCCTGTGTGCCCAGCAAACGCCGGTTCAATGCGGCAAGGGCGACGTCTTGGGCTTTCCAGATGTCATTCAGCTTCTTTGCGTCGTTGAACGCGGCTGTTTCGCTGACTCCGAAAAGCGTGAACTGATCCGCAAGCTTTTCCAGGCCGCCGAAGGATGAGAACGACTTCGAAAGCTCTTCCACGGCCTCCTTGTTGTCTTTTTTGGTGACAACGGCAAAGGCCGGCCCCAACCGGACCAGACTGTCGCGCGTCGTCTGGGCGGCGCGGGGAATCGACATAACGCCATCATACATTTCGCGTAGATCGGATCTGGACGCGCCCGTCACCTCATGCAGGGACACAACCATTTGCTGGATCGACGTTTTGCTGTAACTGGCGCCACGTCCCATGGCGGCCATGGTCAACTGGATGTTGTTGAGCGCCTCGTTGGCCTGCACGGACGAACTGGCGACTTCGAACAACACGGCGGCAATGGCGGCGAATCCGATCGCCAGCATGCCGGTGGTCGATCCGAGCGCGCCCATGATTCCCGACAAATTGCCGGAACGCTCGGCCAGGACCATCAGGGAGCCGGGAATGCGGCTAAAATTTCCGCTGACAACCTCATGCCCAAGAACGATAAATTCCCGGGTCGTTCCAGCCGTTCCATGTCCAAGCTTGGCCTGAGCCCCCCCCGCGCGATCGGCCTCGCTGGCAATGAGACCCATCACCCGGGCGGCCTGGGAACCCGACATCTCATTGGCTGCCAGTGCGTCCGTGACGTGGCTGAAGGCGGCGCGCGACCGATCGAGCGTCGCCGCCGCACGGTCATATTGACGAATGAATTCGGCGGTTGCGTTGTTGAGGGGCGCCAGGCCCGAGGTGGTGCCCTGAACGGAGGTTGACAGGCGCTTTAACGCGTCTTCAGCCTTGGCGATCTGAGCGGTAAGATCGGCGGAGTTTGCCGTTATCTTGATTTGGACCGCATCATCATTCATGACTTATCCAATTTTCCGCCGGTCTGTTTGAAATGGGCCGCGAACTCCGCCGGACCCAG